ATCCGGCAGATATTTTTAGCGTAGTAATTTGCTGTGAAATTCCGGTAATAGACTGCACAAACTTTCGCATCATACGATGCCAGTTTATTTACAATAGCACTTCCAATTCCACCGGAACTGCCGGTTACAACGATTACCTTATCTTTTAATTGATTTTTCAACATCTTTGATAATTCTGCCGTAGAGCCCACAAACAAAGCATTTGTCACATTTGTAGGTCCTTTTTGTACTTTTACATCATCCAAATCTTTTATTTTCTTTTGTAAATCTATTAACTTATCCGTAGCATCAGAAACATTTTTTATTAGTTGTCCAACTACTTCATATGCTCTAGGAGTGTCAGTTTCTTGAGCTAACTCAAGAACATTGTTTATTGCTTCTTGGCCCTTTTCTATGATAGAATATAAATTTCCACGAGTGTATTCGTAGTCTTTTTTAATGTCATCAATTACAGATCTTTTTTCTTTCTGTATTACTTCTGTAGTTGTCTCTTCCACTTCTGGATGAATAACTTGTTCCGAATCATCAATATTAAATGTCTCATTTAACTTTTTGTATTTTTTAGTCATTTTCATGGTTTCCTTCCATTAATCTAGTGAGCCAGAAAACCCAAAATCGTCCCCAGGCTCTATTAATAAATCGTCAGATAGAGTAATTAATTTGACCTCAGATCCAGAAACATGATCTAATATTACCGTAGAATCCTGACCTCTTCTAACAGATAAAATATTACCGGAAATTGACTCAACATATAATTCTTCTTTATTGATATCAAGATATGATCCAACAGTAATTCCAACTGAACTCACGACCTCAATGATATTATCTGTTTTTTCTGCATCTTTTGATAGTGTTGTGGTTACAGTTCCAGTATAATTTTGTATTGCACGAGGTTCTACACTGTATGTAACTTCTCTTCTTGCTGACCCTGACGCATCACCAGAAACAAGACCAATAGAAACTTTTTTGATGATTTCGGAAGAAACGGAATCGGAAGATACTGGACCAAACAGATATGTCTTTGCAGTAAATTTTAAAGTATAAATTAATGCTCTTCTTTCTGTATAATCACCTTCATAATTATCTGTCATTGATATATTATCAAGTACTATGGGTATATCTCTTTTTTCTCCTATTTCCTTTACTAGATCAACTGTTAAATTGTAATTTGGTTGGAAATATGGTAATATTTGCTCAACTATCTGAAGCATATCATCGTTAAGTTTTGTTATTATACTCAATTCAAAATTTAAATTATAAGGAACAGGTAAATATGCTTTTCTTATTTGATTATTATTTACATCTTTAGTTAAAAATGTTTGAGTAGTCGTCAGTTTTCTAGTAGTGTCATATGACATTCCTATTACTTCAAACGACATTCTAGGCAAATTTACCTGAACTGGTTTATTGAGATTTGGGACTTGTTCCAATCTAGCAAGAAACTTCTGAGTTGGTCCATAAGCCAATGGAACTCTAACGGAAGAAACAACATTCCCAGAGTCATCTTTGTGCTTAATAGTTATTCCATTAAATAGTGTTCCAAATGCAACTACTGTCTTTCTTGTTATTTCGTGATAAAAATATTCAAACATGTTAGGAAATCCTTATAATGTTATTTAACCATTTACATATTTATCAAGGAGTTCCAAATGGATTTTTTTCACTAAAGTCAACTATTACATTTGCTTCTTCTTGTATTTCTTTATTTTGAGCGAACGGATCGATTAAATTATCGGCTGTAACAATTTTTATTTCATAAGTTGCACTAGATGCTGATCCTACTAATGTTTCTCCTGGGATAAAATCACCTGTTATATTAGACAATTCTAATTTGTTTGTTGTCGAATTCCAAGCTTTAACTCTTGCGGTGTAACCAGATTGGGAGCCGATGACAGTCTCATTATATCTATATGTGCCATATCCAACTACATAAGGACTTTGTATTTGGATAATTGGATTTTCCGTATATCCAATTCCAGTAGTTATAATTCCAATTCTTGTAACAACTCCATTTTCTATTATTGCTCTCGCTTGTGCAGATATTGAAGAAATTCCAATAAATTGTACTGTTGGCTCAATTGTGTATCCGGATCCACCATTTGTTATTGAAATATTTCCTACTATCCCATCTCCAATGGAAGCCACTGCTGTTGCTCCCTTTCCCCCACCACCATAAAAAGCAATAGTTGGGGGGGAAGTGTACCCATAACCAGCATTTGTAATTTCTACTCCCTGAACTCTAAACAAACTAGAATCAGGTTCGCACAAATCAACTATTCCTCCAATCATTGTTGCTATTCCAGTTGCTGTCTGTCCAGAAATTGGAATTCCAAACTTTACTTGTGGTGCAGACTTATATCCTTCTCCTCTATTTGTAATTTTTACGAATGTCACGCCACCATTTACTATAGTGGCAGTTGCTGTCGCGGACACTCCCGCACCAATCATATCAAATGTCTGGATATAGCCTTGCTTCTCTACATTATCATCTATGAATTCTATTCCAGTATCAACTAGTTCGTCTTGGTATCTGAATAGTTCACATCTCAATGTATAAACATAAGTTTGTTGAAGTTGATAAAATGGCACTTCGTGCTCAACAAATTTAATTTCAAATAACCTATCACCCAAAGGAAAATATATCAAATCTCCTTCTTTTGGTCTTGTCGCTAATTCAACATTAGATTGATTTTTTATTAGTGGTGAAATATAATTTTCAAATCTTTCTTTTGAGATAATAAGAGTCAAATCAGTGTAAGGTTGGACTCCAAATTTTGTAAGTAAAGTTCCAGCACCTTCATATCCATCGTATGTGTCAACATACGCCTCAATAGGATATGCATTATCAAATTCAGATTCTATTACCTCTTTTATAATTGTTTTTTTAGTTAGATACTTTCTGGGAATGTAATATACATCTATTCCATATATTTTTAATTGTTCATTTATAAGATCTTGAATTAGACCTTGTTCGGTTTTTGACCCTTGAAGAAAAAATGGATTTAACATATATTATCCAATAAGATCTAGTGGAGGAAGCTCATAAGTACTAGACATTCTTTCCATAATAATATCTAATTCTCTTTGGGCATCATCATATATTGGTCTACCATCTAATTCAATTCCTCCAGGAAGTTTTACTCCTCTAAATTTAATTAAATTTTGTCCCCATTGTCTTTTTATGAGTGCAGTCAAGTATTGCTTTAAAAATGAATCATTCCAAACTTTTGTTGATTCGGCTGGGTTTAGTGCCCTATAACAATCAATTATAAGAGTTTGTCCTACAGTCACACTAGACCAATCTATATCCAAATACAATCTATCTTCTCTTTTATTGAATCTGACCTGTTTTTGTGTTGTTAACAACCAATTAAGGTCTTCCAAGTAAGTTTTCACCATTGAATAAGATAATAATTCAGTCGATCCCCAATAATAAACATCATTCAAGAACAATTGATATTTAATACTGAACATTCCACTGGAAATACTATTGGAACCCTCAAATTGAAATATCTTGTTTATTCCAATTACATATGAAGGTATTTGTAAATAATTTGCTGTCTCTTTATATTCATAAGTTTTATTTCCAGAAACTGTGGTTATTCCTACTCCTTCTTTTCCTCTCGCTCTATCTAAATCTTGTTGTGTGATTTGGTATCTTAGTAAAGTTGGTGAGACACCATCAAAATGTCTTTCTTGAAAAAATTGTATGGCATCATCCACCAAATCTTCTATTTGTTCTTGTGCAACATTAATTTCTAAAACTGGAGCACCTAATTTTCTTAAGCAATAATCAATGAGTTCTTGTCTGGTGGAAGGTTGTGCCATGTTACAATTTAGATACTACTTCTTGTTGCTTTAAGTATAACTTAATATAAGACTTTGCAAAATTTTTAACAATTTCTATATCATCTATACTATCTATATCTCTAGATAATTTTTCATATTCAAACATTTTATTAAAATCTTCTAGAATTATTTTATCTGGATTCATTTTTTATTTCTAGTAGTAATGTTTTTATTAAATTTAAATCATCTTTCATTGTTGAAATTTCTGACTCTATTTTTTCAAATCTAGCATTTTCCTTTTCTTTTGATAAATTTGATTTATTGTAGTTTTCATACTCAAGATGGTTTACATTTAATATTGCATTTGTATTTTTGTCTCTAACTAGATTTGAATTTCCTTTTACTTTGTAATACATATCAAGCAACTGCTATTATACGAAGATCTTTGATTCTTGGTGGATATGTTTGATTAGTAGAGGTTCCTATTATTTTTATGCTGAATGTGTTAAATGGACCTATAGATTCTGCTGTATATTCATAATCAATGAAAGGAGTATCGGGAGAACTTTCTGATATCAGTATGTCTGTCTT